CGAACAACAATCATTTCATCAACTCGGTTCAGATTAACCTGATCTTGAATCTCAGCCTTACGATCATCAAAAAACTTGTTCATCTGCTCAACTTGAGCGGGAATGTTTGCAATAGACTGCGCGTCTGATTCTGCGAAAGCTGCCTTGATTTGTTCTTGTAGGCCCATCTGTTTCTCCATTTGCGTTGTTGTTATTGATTATATTCGTGACCGGTCACAATACAAGCATTTTATGCAATTAATTTAAAAAAGATTTTAGGGCGGAAAAGTAAACGGTTTACTGTTCCGCTAAAACATCTTGCGAAGTTGTAAAGTTTTTCCCTAAAAATTTGACAGCAATCTTGAAATGATTGCTCGATGACAAATGCGTTTGATTCTGCGAATTATCCGACCTCGGAACCGACTGAATTGGTTGCCGGTGATCGCTGGGCTTGGAAACGCACCGACCTCAATAGCGATTATGCGAACTCAGCTTATACGCTTAAATATGCGCTGCGCTTGCAAGGCTCTGGCGCGACCGAGATTGCCATCACGGCGAGTGCTTCTGGGCTTGAATATATAGTCGAAGTCGCCAGCACCACAACCGCTGCCTATACCGTGGGCCGATATACCTATCAGGCTTATATCACGCGCAACTCAGACAGCGAGCGACTGACCATCGGATCTGGTGAAATCTTGCTAGTTGCAAACCGCGACGAAGCAACCACCAACCCGATTACTAATCTGCGCCAGCGGCTCGAGAACCTCGAGACTGCTATTTTGACCCTTACTACAAAAACGGCGAGTGCCTACTCGATCGCTGGTCGCAGTTTTTCCTATGTAGACCTCCCGGAGTTGCAGCGTATGCGCGACCAAACCGCTGGCGAAATTAACACCAAGACGCGCAAGCGATTCGGGATTAGATCATGAACAACGTGCGCCGCTGGGACGCTGCAAGCCCTGACGTGGTTCAAAACTGGGTCAGCGAAGTCAAATCAATCAACGAGGATTTGCGCACGCAAGGTGAGGCGCTGCGCGCTAGGGCACGCGATCTTGAGCAAAACAACGATTACGTTGCTCGATACCTAAATTTGGTCGAAACCAACATTATTGGCGAAGGCGTCAAGCTGCAAGCCAAGACGCGCACCAATCGCGGCAAGCTGGACATGCGCGTCAATCGCATTATCGAGCGCGAGTTTAAAAACTGGACCTACGCGGAAAACTGTTCGCGTGACGGTCGTCTCGACTGGGAAGATATCCAGCGCTTGGTCGCTCGCTCAGTTGCTCGAGACGGCGAAGTCATCGTGCGAATTGTGCGCGGATCTGAATTCAAAATCGCGTTATATGACGCCGATTTTCTTGACTACGCACTGAACCGCGAAGCGACGGACAACAACAACGCCATCATCCAAGGCATCGAACTCGATCGAGCTGGCAAGCCGGTCGCGTATTACCTTTGGAAAATGCCACCAAACAAAGTGCCGAGCATTTTTGGAATGCCAACCAAGTCGCCGAATATCAATCAATACGAGCGCGTTTTAGCCGAAGACATTATTCACATTTACAAGTCGGATCGCCCCAATCAGATACGCGGCGCAACGTGGCTTGCGCCGGTAATGATTCACCTGTTGATGCTTAATCGATACGAGCGTGCCGAAATGCGTGCCGCTGAGATAGCAGCAAGCAAGGTTGGTTACTACAAGACACCAACCGGCGATTACTTAGATGATGAAGACAATGCCGAAGGTTATGGCTTGCCCTCGTCAATTGGCGGCGTTGGATTCACGGAACTGCCGGCTGGCACTGAGCTGGCAATGCTCGACCCCAATCACCCGGTCAGCGCTTATTCTGACTACGTTGCCGGCGTTTTGCGCGGCGTTGCTACCGGCTTAAACGTTACCTATCACGCCCTTTCTAGCGACCTTACGAGCGTCAATTTCAGCTCAATCAGAGCCGGCACCATCGAGGAACGCGATAACTGGCGCAAGTGGCAGCAATTTTATGTCTGTCACCTTATCAGACCAATTTTTTCAGCTTGGCTTGAGTTCAACCGCAACCGACTGGGCCTTTCTAGCACCGCCGCAGACGCGACTTTTGTGCCGCGCGGTTGGTCATGGGTTGACCCGGTTAAAGAGCTGCAAAGCCATCAAATGGCTTATGACCTGGGGGTCACTTCCCTATCAGCTATTGCAGCGTCGCAAGGCAAAGACCTCGAGGAAGTGTTTGATCAGCGCGCCAAAGAAAAAGAATTGATGGCTGAGTTTGGGCTTGAGTTTGGGCCTGTTAATCCGATGCAACCGGAGGATGATGCAAATGAATGAGATCAAGACCGGAACACTAAACCGGCATTTTAATTTTGAACGGGCCAACGTCGACGAAGACGCTCGCACACTTACCTTGAGCTTTTCAAGCGAAGCTCCGGTTGAAAGATGGTTCGGGACTGAGGTTTTATCCCACTCCCCCGGATCTGTCGACCTGACGCGCTTAAATTCTCGAGCTGCGTTGCTTGCAAATCACGACTTGAACGATCAAATCGGCGTCATCGAAAACGCCAAAATTGAAGACGGTCGTGGCATTGCCACGGTGCGATTTTCAAAAAGCGAAAGAGGCGAAGAGTTTTACCAAGACGTACTTGATGGCATTAGGTCCGGCGTCTCCGTCGGTTACGTCATCGACGAAATGGAAGAACGCAGCGAGCGTGTTTTTGAGGCAACCCGTTGGTCGCCCCATGAAATATCGCTTGTATCTACGCCCGCAGATCTTAGCGCTACCACGTTGAGATCAGACGCCGTTCAAGGCGAAAACCTAACCCGTGTTATTAATTTAAAAAAGGAAACTCCCGAAATGGAAGACCAAAAGATTGACCTCGAGGTCGTTAAGAACGAAGCACGCGAAGCTGCTTTAAAAGATGAGCAAGTGCGAGTGCGTACTATCAACGAAATGGCAAAAGATGCGCCTTACTTGCGCGAGTTAGCCGACAAAGCATTGAACGAAGGTTTTGCCCTCGATCACTTCCAGCGCGAAGCCTTCGAAGCAACTAAAAAAGAGCTGGCTCGCAAGCCAGAAGCTGCGCCAGAAATTGCCAGCCCTTTGAATGTTGACCTTAGCGCGCGTGAAAAAGAAAGCTATAGCTTGCTTCGCGCAATCTCTGCATCAGCATCAGGCGACTGGAGCAAAGCTGGACTTGAGAAAGAAATCAGTGACACCATTGGCCAGCGATCTGGCAACGCATCACAAGGCGGCTTTTATATGCCTGCCGATATGCAGTGGGGTCGACGAGATCTGACAGTTGGCACCAACAACGCTGGCGGCTTTTTAGTTGGAACTGACCACGATGGTGCATCGTTCATCGACGCATTACGAGCTGCGATGGTAACAACTCGTCTTGGCGCTCGAGTGATGAGCAACTTGCAAGGCAATGTTGCCATTCCAAAACTGAGCACTGGCACCTCGACCTACTGGGTTGCGGAAGATGGCGCGCCGACTGAAGGCCAGCCAGTGTTTGCATCAGTGTCATTAACTCCAAAAAACCTCGCGTCATTTGTTCAAATCTCGCGCAATCTTTTGGTTCAAAGTGACCCCTCGGTCGAAGCTGTCATCCAAGATGACATCACGCAATCAATCGCCGTTGCCATCGACGCCGCTGCATTGGCAGGATCAGGAAGCAGCAACCAGCCGACTGGCATCTTGAGCACCACTGGGATCGGTAGCGTTTCATTCGCTTCTGCTGGTGCTCCCACGTTTGCCGAGATCGTTGCAATTGAATCAGCTATCGCTGCTGACAATGCGATGGGCGCGAACATGGCGTTTGTTACAACTCCCGCACTTGCTGGAACTTTGAAAACAACTACCAAGGACTCTGGTTCTGGTCGGTTTGTTTCAGAAGAAAACGCAATCATGGGCTACTCAGTAAACCCAACCTCAAGCATGACTGCTAACACGATCTTACTTGGCGATTTCAGCCAGTTGATGATCGCTCAGTTTGGAGCCATCGAGGTAATCACCGAGCGCAACGCGCAAACTGGGCAATTGACGCTTGGCTTGCACGCAATGGTTGATATTGGCGTAAGACACGCCGAGTCATTTGCGAAAGGTGCATAAATAAAGTGGTAAGCACTAAGGATTCGCCTGCGCTAGTCGCAGGCCTATCCCCCACCACTAAAGGAAGCAAAAAGATGGCAAAAGTAAAAGTTTTAGTAGGCGTCGTTGCGAGCGGATTTGATTGCAAAGCCGGCGGCGAATATGACCTAACAGATGAAGACGCGACCATGCTTATACGCATGGGAAAAGCAGTGCCTGTTGAAGCGTCAACAAAAAAAATAACGAGTCGAGAAGATGCGCCCAAAACTACAAAACGAGGCAAATAAGGCAAAGCAATGGCTCTCGAAGAATTGGGCGAATTTTTTGAACTGGGTGAACACGGCACCGCCGCAACCTATACACCAAGCGGCGGCTCAAGTAGTTCGATTGTCGTTATTTTTCGCAATGAGTTTTACCTTGAAGACGCTGGAGGTATTGGCGTCGAGACGACGCAGCCGGTGATAACCGTGGAGATATCAAAGGTGCCGGGCGTGTCCCACGGCGACGTGATTGGTATTGATGGAACAGATTACAACGTTGTTGGGGTTCGCCCTGATGGCACAGGAATCGCGGAAATAGTGCTCGAGGCACAGTAATGGCGAACCATGTTAGACGACAAATTAGGGAGCGCGTGGCGACTACGTTGACCGGACTTGCAACCACCGGCAGCAAAGTCTACCAGTCGCGCGTTTACCCTCTCGCCTCTAACAACTTGCCGGGTCTGCTGGTCTACACAAACAGCGAATCAAGCGAGCCAGATGTGATGGGTGCGCAGCCGGAGTTAGACCGCGATTTGAATTTAGTCATCGAGGGTTATGCAAAAACTGCGAGCAACCTTGATGACGTGATGGACGGAATTGCAAAAGAGGTCGAGGTCGCAATGGCGGCAGACACAACAATAAACGCGCTGGCAAAAGATAG